AAAACTGCTTTTGAAAAACGTCAGAAAGCTTTAAGAACTCAAGCAGTAAAGGACGCTCTTAAAGACCCGAAGAAGAAGAAGAAAACTGCCACTCAGTTAAGTCGTGAATTTGTCAAAGAGAAAAAGGAAAAGAGTGCGCTTGACAAACAAACTGACGCATTTGTTGCGGAAAAGGAATCTGGAAGATCGCTTCCGAAACATCTTCAAAAGCAAGTCAAACCAAGAAGTTCTGGCGGAAGAGGAAAGAAAAATGAAGTTCCCGGCGCAAGGAAAGCTGAAGCATTTTTTGATAAACATAAGCCTAAAACAACCGAAACCGCAACGGTAAAGGTTCCTGAAAGAAAGACTTACGGACCAAACGTTTCTTCAAAACCGGGAATGACTATAAGAGGTGGCCCCGCGGCAAGAAAAAGGAAGGCAAAATTAACTGGAACGGGAGTTGACGACACTTCACGTGGCCCTAAACCTCCGAAAGCACTTCCAACAGACAGGCCAGCACAGACTTATCCTAAAACAACCGCAAAGGTAAAGGTTCCTGAAAGAAAGACTTACGGACCAAACGTTCCTGCTGCTGCTGAAGATAGTAAAAGGACCACAGCCAAAGATGCAACAGATGATACGGGTGGTGGTAAAATGGGAGATCGTCCTGAAGATCGTGGTCAACGAAAAGATTACGACCACTTTCTTAGCAGCAAAGGTGGTATAAAGGGTTTTCAAAGAAATCCATTTGGTAAAAATAAAACAGTTGCAGAAGCAAGTAAATCAGCTAAAGAAGCTTACGACAGAGAGCAAATAGATCGTAAAAGGCCGGGACAGTCAGATCACTATCAGTACGGAGAAGGACGCAGATCTCAAAAGAAAAAAGGTGGTACTATAAAAGCCAAAAAAGGAGGCGCAATTAAACGTTCTTACAACACGGGCGGAACAATTCGGCTTAAATCAGGTGGTGCTGTTGTTGACACTTACGATTACTAACTAAAACGGAGATTAGTTGTTGTGCCTAAAGTAGGTTCAAAACATTTTTCTTATACACCTAAAGGGTATGCCGCTGCTGAAAAATACGCAAAGAAAAAAAGAAAAAAAATACAGTACGGTAAAAAGAAAAAGAAGAAGAATAAGTAGGATATAAATTATTATGGCTGGAGCTTTTCCTCCTAATCAGAGTACAATGCGTCCGTCAATGATGCACCCCTTTCAGTACGGTCAGCAGTCTCAAGTTCCTCATCAACAACAACAAAACCAGCCAACACAACCTCAACAAGGTCAGTCTGTACAGGGTATAACTAATCCACAATCTCCAGATGCATTTACTCCTCAAATGCCTCCTTCAAACTTAAATAACGCTTACAATCCGCCACACGGATTACAGCCTTTGCAAGGAAGACTTCCTAATCAAAATCAAAACCCTTTACAAAGTCCGGCACAAGGGCTTACAGGGTTGTTGGGAAGTTTTGGAAAAAAAGGAGGTTTTTAATGAATTGGACTAATGTTCTTCAACTTATAATCGGTATAGCTGTTATTGCAGGTTTGGTTTACCTTATTTCTTTTACAATGGGGTAAAACTATATGGCTCTTGCAGCTAATTCAAACGAACTTGCACTACGGGATCGTCTGTTTGAAAACGTAATTGGTACTTCTTCTTCCGACTTTATGACCTTTGTACGTATGATGGCTCCGCTTCTTATAGCGGATTTTCATATGGGTCGTCATATAGAACTTATTTGTAGTAAACTTCAGCAAATAGACGACGGGACGTGTAAACGTCTTATGGTTTTTCTTCCTCCTCGTTCCAGCAAATCTGTTATCTGTTCCAAGCTTTTTCCGGCTTGGTATATGGGACGGCATCCCAACCACGAAATTCTGAGTGTATCTCACAGTGACCAGCTTTCTTCTGACTTTGGTCGTGCGGTACGTGACCTTGTTGGAAATGAAATGTTTCAAACTGTTTTTCCAGAAGTAAAACTTAGAAGTGACGTAAGATCTGCCGGAAAGTGGCAAACAAATCATAATGGTGTGTACGTAGCAGCAGGTGTTAAAACACAGATTGCAGGTCGTGGCGCACACGTAGCGATACTTGATGATGTAATGTCCGAAGAAGATGCGTTCAGTGAAGCAGGACGGCGTTACGTAAAAGAATGGTTTCCGGCTGGATTGCGTACACGTCTTATGCCCGGAGGAGCTATTGTTATAATTAACACACGGTATCACGAAGACGACATATGTGGGTGGCTTCTTGATAACGAAAAAAATGCTTCAAACTCTGAAGAAATTCTTCATCCGTGGGAGGTAATCAAGATCCCGGCATGGCTTGACGAAGAGGCGGCAGAGCTTCTTGACTTACCAGTTGGGTCAAGTTACTTTCCTGAATGGAAGCCTGATCATGTTTTAAAATTGGACGAACTGGAAATAAAACGTCATAATGGAAGTCGTTATTGGCAATCTCTTTACATGCAAGATCCGACACCCCAAGAAGGCGGTATTATTAAAAAGGGATGGTTTAAGTCTTGGCCTCACGAAGATCCACCGGAATGTGAGTTTATTATTCAGACAATGGATACAGCTTTTTCTGCAAAGACAACGGCTGACTATTCAGTGATGCAGACTTGGGGAATATTTGAAACTTGGGAAATAGATAGTGCAGGAAAGGAAAGACTTTTACCACAACTTATTTTACTTGGAAATATACGTGAAAGACTTGAATATCCTGAATTAAGGCTAACAGCGCAAGAAGAGTACGAAAAACACAAGCCGGATGCTGTTATGATAGAGAAAAAAGCTTCCGGTCAGTCACTTCTTCAAGACTTGCGTAGAGCGGGTTTACCTGTTTTGGAGTTTAACCCTGACCGTGATAAAGTAAGTAGAGCTACCGCTGCTACTCCTTTTTTGGAATCAGGACGCATTTGGTTGCCTGAAAAAAAGGAATGGGCGTTTGATCTTATTGAAGAAGCAATCAGTTTTCCAAATGCTAGATATGACGATCAGGTTGACGCGATGGTAATGGCTATACTATATATGAGAGATTCGTGGTATGTTTCGCATGAAAACGATCCTGACTCCGAAGATGATGATGATGACAAAGTGTACAAACCAGCACGTAAAGGATATTGGAATTTTTCTTCCGAGTCTTATATTGGATAGTTTAAAAGGAAAGAATATTTAAAATGGCTATAGTTGAACGTAATCCGTTTTCAGTTATTCCCGGTGGAGGTACTGATGCTGGACAGCCTCCTATTAAAGAAACAGATGTTGAAATAGAAATGGACGATCCTGAAACTTCGGCTTTGGCAGAAGAGTTGCTTGGCTATGAAGAAGATAATGTTGACATAACGGAAGAACAAGAAGATCACTACGCCAATATTGCTGATTTTCTTAGTGATGAAGATCTTGAAGAAATTGGTTCGGAGGTTGTAGAAGCTTACGAAGCTGACAAAGAGTCAAGAGCAGAATGGGAATCTACTTTTGAAAGAGGTTTTGATCTTCTTGGTTTAAAACTTCAAGAAACAACAGAACCGTTTGAAGGTTCTTGTACCGCTGTCTCTCCTCTTATTATTGAATCTGCTGTTAAATTCCAATCAAAAGCTACCATTGAACTGTTTCCTTCCAGTGGTCCTGTTCGTACTCAGGTTGTAGGAGATGTTACACCTGAACGAGAACAACAAGCTCAACGTGTTCAGGATTTTATGAACTACCAGTTTACGGAACAGATTACAGAGTATTTTGACGAGTTTGAAAAGATGTTGTTTCATCTTCCTTTGATTGGATCTGCATTTAAGAAAATGTACTACGATCCAATGATGATGCGTCCTTGTTCTGAATTTGTTCCTATTGATCAGTTTTACGTTTCGTATCATGCGGCAGATCTTACAAGGGCTGAACGATATACTCACGTAATACATCGAACTCCTAACGAAATGGATAGAGACATTTTTTCGGGAATGTATAGAGATGCTGATCTGGCAGAGGCTACGTCTCCTGATCCCGACTCTTTTACAAGTAAAATAGATTCAATTATGGGAATCAGTCCAGCAGAAAATTATGATCTTCAGTACGTTCTTCTTGAACAACATTGTTATTTGGATCTTCCTGAACCTTTCAACAGTCCTAATGAAGTTTCACTTCCTTACGTTGTAACGGTTGAAGAAGAAAGTCGTAAAGTAATCGCTATTCGACGTAACTGGTCAAAAGAAGACCCAACCCAGACAAAGCAAACCTACTTTACACATTATAAATTTGTACCGGGATTTGGATTTTACGGGTTGGGTTTGATACATCTGTTGGGTAACATGACAATGAGTGCGACTTCTGCACTTAGAAGTCTTGTAGATGCCGGACAGTTTTCTAATTTACCGGGGGGATTCAAAGCACGTGGAGTACGTGTTGTAGGAGGAAACGATCCCATTGCTCCCGGTGAATTTAGAGAAGTAGAAGCCACTGGACTTGACCTTCAGAAGTCTATTGTTCCGTTACCTTATAAAGAACCTTCTCAAACTCTTTACAACATGCTTAACTGGTTAACGGAAGCGGGTCAGAAGTTTGCCGACTCCACAGAACAGGTTGTAAATGAAGCAAGCAATTACGGGCCTGTTGGAACGACTATGGCTCTTATTGAATCTTCTGCTAAATTTTTTAGTGCTATCCACAAACGCCTTCACAAGAGTCAACACGATGAGTTTAGAATCCTTGCCAAAATCAATTTTGAATTTCTTCCTGACGAATATCCTTACGATGTACCTAATGTCACTTCTAGTGTATTTAAGTCTGATTTTGATGGTCGTGTGGATGTTATTCCTGTATCTGATCCTAATGTACCTTCTGCTGCCCATCGGTTATCTATGGCACAAATGGTTCTACAGTTGTCGTCACAAGCTCCGCAAGGTATGTACAATCTGGAACAAGTTCACATCTCTATTTTAAAAGCAGCTAACGTTCAACATCCCGAAAGGTTCTTTACACCACAACAACCTCCTGAACCTCACGATCCACTTACGGATATTCAACTGGTGGTAAAGGGAATGCCTATTCAGGCTTTTCCACAACAAGACCATCCGGCTCACATTGCCATTAAAACAGCTTTTATAGAAGATCCGACAATGGGTCAGAACGAATTAATGGCTCCTGCTGTTCCGGTTCTTCAGGCAAACATACAACAGCACATGGTAATGGAATACCAAGAACAGATATCGGGAGTAGTAAACGTAGAACTAAGTCAAGCACAACAACAAGGTGAACAAGTATCTCCTGAAGTTCTTAGTCGTCTTTCAATTGACGCTGCTGATAAAGTTCTTAAAGCAAATCAGATGTACAACAAAACGGGTGGAAGTATTGAAGAGCAACATTACGAACTCGAAACGGCACGTCTTGATCTTGAACAGCAGAAGATGCAGTTAAGTGCTACAAAGGACGCGGCTGATCTAGCTATCCAAAACCGTGAACTCGACATTAAAGAAATGGATATAAAACTTGAAGCAGCTACAAAAGTTTCCGAAAAGAATCAAAAACAAATGGACGCACGTGTACGCGAAGACGATTCAATACGAGGAACAAAAACCAAGATAGTTGTTGAATCGTTAAAGAATATGATGAAAGAACGAGAACTGATGGTAAAAAAGCGTGAACAAGAACACCGTTATGCTGAAGGTGGTCCTGTTAACTATGCACAGGGAGATATTGTGGAAGATATCAGAACTTGGGCAGAAAGTGCTTCATCTCAATTTGGTATACCAGTTGACGAAGTTTTTAAAACAGCACTTCATCCTGATCTATATGGAGGTGTTTCTAATTCTGTACAACCAACTGAGTCAAAGCTGACGAATGTACAATCAAACGTACCTTTGATGGAAGACGATATGGAAAAGAAATTGGATATAGAAGATCCTGAAGGTCTTGCTCCTTTTATTGAAGAAGATGACGATATGATAAAGAAATTGGATGTAGAAGATCCTGAAGGTCTTGCTCCTTATAAAGGAATTACACAAGCAAAAGGAATGTCAAAGGAAGAAGCGGAAAGACGGGCTATGTCAGACGATCCTTCTGAATTATATAAATATCAACAAAAAGGACCACCTACTGTGACAACAACAAATGCTACGGAAACAATAAAGAAATTTGAAGATTTTAGAAAATCTCCATATCCCGATACGGGAGGTAAACATGCTAGAGGTTATGGATTTACAACTGATAGTAAAGGAAAAGATATTAAAGCTGATAGTGGAGATATGACACAAGAACAAGCAGATACTGAATTAGAAAAAAGAGTAGGGGATCTTAGAAAACAAATAAAACAACAAGCGAAAAAAGATGGTGTCCCTGAACTTTCGGAGAGCAAAGTAGAAGCTCTGATATCTTTATCTTTTAATGTAGGACCAAGTGCTGTTTTCGGAAGTGACGGATGGAAAGCTTTAAAACGAGGAGATTGGGATAAAGCTTCTTACGAATTTTTTGATGAAAATGCCGGATTTACAAAAGCGGATGGAAAGAAACTTGCCGGACTTGTAAGAAGACGTAATGAAGAAAGGAATTTATTTTTTAGCTAATGATAAAAATTATTACAGTTATTGTATCTTTCATTCTGTTTTCTTTTACAGCACAGGCTCAAGAGAAAGAACTTGTATTGGCAACAATAGTAACAAGTCTTCCTGCCCACTGCGCTCCTACTAAGGAGATGGGAAAGGTTTTCACAGAAGAGCAACTTGTTTTTACCGGATTGGTAGATCGGGCTAATGTGTTTAAAATATTTATAAATAAGAACGGAGCGTGGTCTTCAATGCTTCAAAATGTTGCAGGGATTTCATGTGTGTATTTTTCAGGAGTACCGGGAATGTTAAAACTTCCTAAAGTAAAAGAAAGTGGTACGTAAACAACGTGGAGCCAATTCCTTTAGACAGCAGAATGCTTTTACAGTTGGCGGTGGTACTGGCATCTTTGTCAGGAGCGTGGATGCTTGTTCGCACACAGGTACGAAACCTGATAGCAAGCAGAGAAGAAATGAAAAAGAATATTGCGAGTATTTATACTACTCTTGATCTGATACAAGCAGGAGAAGCTGTCAAAACAAATCAATT